CTCTCAGCAACTACCTCTGTCACATAGACCCGTTGCCCTTGCTGATTATCGTAGCTACGTGTCTGGATTCGTCCAGTAATGCCAATCAGATGACCTTTCTTGGTCCAATTAGCCAGATTTTCGGCCTGCTGACGCCACAATACGCAATTGATAAAGTCAGCTTCCCGCTCTCCTGTCGATTGATTTTTGAAATTGCGGTTAACCGCCAAAGTAAAAGTCGCAACGGCTTGATTAGACGGTGTATAACGTAGTTCTACGTCCCTCGTCAATCTACCGACCAAAACAACATTGTTAATCATCTATTGTCTCCTCTCCCACGGCTGTCGCTGATGACTATAATTCTGATAGTCATTCGCGTAAACATTACCGTTCCAGATAACCAACTCAGACTCAGTAAACATTTTCTTGTTGTGGACATCCCACACTCTAAACTTCGGTACTACCATTCTTCGCCTCTTTCTACACGTTCAACCAAACAATCGCCACAGTAACCTGTCTGGAAGATACTGCCATAGTCCAATGTGCCCTCTTTGTACTTACATCCACATTCTTCACAGGTCTCAATTTTCGGTATCATTTTGTGCCTCCTATATTTTTGAAAAATAAACCTACCATACTGATGATAAGCACCCAAATAAGGAGCAACATTCCTATCAGTCCAGATAGAACGATTAGATTAAGTAAAATATCTAAGATAGGTCCATTCATCCATTTACCTCCTTTTTAGGAAGATACTCATACATACTATACCTCGACCAAGGTATAAGTCTATGCTCTCCATCCAAAGGATAGAACATAGCCTCATGCCCATCTCTTACTTCTTCAAATTCTTCATACTGCTCATCACTAACCCAATAACGTGTGTAAACATCAGAGTATTCTGGATACCAACGCTCACCACAACAAGAACAGTATTCCATATATTCAGGTTTTTGGCTTAGAATTTCTTCTAATCGCCCTAATGCCTTTGCCTCTTCTGTAGCTTCAATAATGATTTCAGACGTTACATTTTCATCAATTACAAAGTAACCTCCAGAATTATTTTGGTCAAAAACATAAAAATAAGTTTGTGCTGTTGTCATTTGTTCGCCTCCTTAATCTACTTCTTCTCTAAACTGCCACGCCCACTCAAAATCCTTTTTGATTTCGGATTCGGTGAGTTGATTTTCTGGTTCTTTTTTCCAGTTATAATTGGGTAGCTCATCCCAAAAGATATCACCTCCAATAAATACCTTTCCATTTTCTTTACACAAGAATGTGACAACATCTAGGCAATTTGGGTCAGGTATCTCCACCGTATACAGTTTCTCCTGCTCAATCTCGAAGCCGAATAACTGCATCTGAATGAGTATCAAAATTGAATTATCTTCGTAAACAAGCCATCCTTCGAACGCATCCAACAAATCATCGTTCTCTCCATTGACTTTTCTATATGTTTTGGTGATTGTTCTATATATTGCGGTATTAAGGTCATCTTTATTTCTTTCATACCACTCCGCCACAAACTTCGGCACCACAACCGTCTGCGGTTCATGGATTTGGGAGACAATGTCAATCACGCTTTCTAGCGAAACAAACTTCACTTCTAACAAGTCGTCACTTATTTTCTTAATAGATTCAATCGCTTCCTGCTTATTCATCTGTTTCCTCACTTTCTCGGTAGTTATACTCATTTATCAATTCAAGCAACACATGCGTGCCGTCACCTTTTAAATATTCAACCTCTTCATCTGTCAAATCCCGCTCGCTCAACCATGCAGAGAAATCGACAACATTGGCTACACCATATTCCCAATAATCTCCCCAATCCCAATAGTAAGTATTGTGTGTTACTTGAGTTCCGTCTGGAAACTCTAAAACCATGTATGGATTACTTGCGACGCCGTAGCTAAAACAAAGTTCACATGTACCGAATTGCGTTTCTTCTGGATTGCTACCAATATCAATTACTTTAACGCCTTTCATCTGTTTCCTCCAAATGTTCCTTTCTCCAACGCTTATTCTGTGCGTCCATTATTTCCCTATCTTTAATCCAAGGATGGTCTTTGCTACGTGGTTCATGTCGAACTTTGATACCATATCGATAAGTGTAATCTCTCAAATTCTTAGTGGTATCCCCAATTCTTTCAGCAATCTCACGATAAGTCAGACCTTGATTAGCTAATTTTCTGATTTCTGCTTCGTTGCGGAAAATACAGTTATTTTTACGCACTCCTAGTCTGCTCGCTTGACATATAATGGATGTCTTATCTCGCTTAAAGATTTCACACAAAGATTCCATTGCTACTGTCGGATAGAGTTGTCGTAGTTTTTCTTTTTCTTCAGTTGACCAGTGTCGCCAAATCAAACCGCCTTTACTCGTGCCTCTCATTAATCTGTAAACCTTAATTTTTACAGCAACAGGGGTCCTCTCCAGAAACTCAGCGACATCTTGAATGCTGCTCTCTTTGTCCTCGACGGCCAGTCGTAGAAAATCTAATTCGTCTTCTGTCCATTTTTTACCACCGATAAGAAACACCCTCTTTCCTGTGTGGCGTATAGATAAGCCACACCATTCCTCCTGTTAACGTAATACCGCATCTGCCCATCCTTAGACTCGTACACATCCTGCACCTCTCCGAGATGGATATTGGGCTTAGCATTGATTTTGTGACAGGTTGTTATAATCTCATCGACTGTCATCAACTCCCCCGCCCTTTCAAATACTCAGGCATCTCCTGCCCGATTTCGATTTCCTCATACTGCTCCTTAGTAACTAGAAACTTACCATACGGCTTGACCTCGACATAATAATGTCCGTCAAGCACATCCTTAGCCGTGACCTTGCCAATCATCTCAGCACCAGCGTTGTCAACCTGGTAGATGATGACTGGTTGACGGGATTCTAATTCACGTATGCGTTCGTTCCTGTTAAATACATAGATACATACAGCGATTGCGATAACCATTTTGAAAAATGCAACTATGACCGGGATTGTATTTGTTTTCTTCATCCCCTCTGATTCTCCCTTCTAGGTTTCGGCAGGTACAGATCATAAATCCGCCGCCGAATTGCTCCCTTACTCCTACCGAATTCAGCCGCCAGCTCATTGTAAGAATACCGATTGGCAAGACAAACAGCCAACCTCTTATCCTCTGCCGCTGTCCACTTTCGATAGCGTTCTTTTAGACTTTTCTGCTCGTCCAACCAAGCAGGCTCAGGCAAGAAGACATACCGTGGAAACCTATTCCAGTCGATGTACTTCCTATTCTGCTCTGCCCATTTCCAAAAATCCTCAATCTGAAACTTAACCTCCTTGCCTCGCTTTCTAGCTGGAAAACCTTTGGCCCGAATCCAGTAGCGAACCTTTGCAGGAGTCATACCTGTCCACTCGCAAAATTCCATCAAGCTAACAAAGTCTTCTGTGCTTTGGATAGTCAAGTCCAGCCGTTGCATCTTACAACGAACAGCAAACACCGACCGTTTCAACTTCTTAGCGATGTTCTTAAGTAGCATCCTATCGCAATGCTTTTCTAAAAAGGCGACTTCCTCCACCGACCATCTGCGTCCCATTGCTCAAAATCCTCCGTACCTGGTCCGATGATACTCCACTGCCATACGATCCAACTCCGCCACAAACTCATCATCAGACAGAGCCATCAACCGAGCCTTTTCAGACATCCGTAGCGGATAGTTCGCCACCTGCCACTCCTCCAGCATCTTCAATCTCGAAAATCCATCCATCAGCTCTCAACCTCCTTCACCAAAAAATAACAATCACAAGCACCATAATCCACCCGCCTCACTTCATCCGAACCACTAGTCCGAAAGACTGGGCGTTGAATAGCCGAGTAAGAATAGATGTGCCGGTAGATAGCCTGCTTGACATCTTCCTTGGTTTCGTAGACACCAATCGGAAAGACCCAGCCGCCATTCACAACGAAATCCAGCTTGTACATTCAGTCCTCCTCAATTATGTAAAAATTGCCATAATCTTTCAAAGCTCTTAAAACATGGATAGCAGCCGCACGACTAGCAAACCGCATAGCTTGTCGCTCATTGCCATAAGAAATATCAATTCCTGCACAGCTGACCCGTACTTCTCGAATGAAAGGTCTATCCTGCTTTGAACCATGTTTAAGTTTCACCATTTTCCATAGCCTCCAGTTCCGCATACAAATCGGCTAGCCTAGCTTGACCTTCTGCCGTCTGCTCATTCTTAACTTCTTCATTTGCCCAGGCTGGTATATTTGTCTGTGCTGGTTTCGGGTCAATAGCAGAGCGACCATTTTTCTTTTGTTCGAAAGATAGATCATCTGCGATGACCTGTTCCATAGTTTGTATACCTTTCTTAGCCCAGTTCCTAAGAATGCCCTGCAAGTAATGGAAGTTTGCATCGTTATTCGATGTACGCTTGATAGCCTCAATCATAATTTCAATGCTTATCCCATCTTCCTTGTGGAATTTTTCCAAATCATCGTACTGGAATGGTGTTGGAGTGTGCCCACGAAATGCCTTCTGAAATGCAGAAATTAAGTCCGTCATATCAGTATCATAATCATTACTATATTCAGTCTTACTCTTTTCAGTCTTACTAGTCTTAAGATTTTTGTCGTCTGGAATTAAAGAATTTTTACTTCTGTGTTTAAAATTTTTAACTTCTTGACTGAAAGGATTTGGTCCCATCAGATAGATACGATTGGACAGAGTAAGCCCTTGACGAACCTCTTTCAGTAGCCCAACACTAGCCAATTCCTTTTTTGCTTTAATAACCGTCGGAATGGAACAACCCAGCCCATCTTCCTTACCGGCCAATTTCTCGTTGGAATAATAGACAAAAACCTGTCCATCATCGTCCTGCCACTCATTTTTTAGCGACAAACTCAGACGATTGAAAAGAAACATATAGACAGTCTTGGCCTGCAATGATAGCTCACAATAAGGCTCAGCAAACAACCATTTGGGCATCTGGAAATATTGAAACTTCTCGACCTCTTTCTTAAAAAACGGCACGTTATTCATCTCTCTCCTCCCACATCTCAGCATTTACATCTTTATTAAACAAGTCCTGCTGATAAATTCTAGCCTTCTGCCAAGTATCAAACGACCGTTTTTGGTAAAATCTATAACCACGCTTGGTCTTGGTTTTCTTCGCCACAATCCAGACCATATCAGTCCTCCCTATCTGCCAATAGCTCAGCCTGGCATCTGTTAACCTTCTCTAAATACTCAATCCGTCTATATAGTTCTTTGATTAGCTTAGCTTTACCGATACATTCCTGTTCTTTCAGGTCTGCCAATTTCTTAAATTCCTTGACCCTATACCTTTCGTATGCTAGCTCCCGCTCCAACTCATGTTGGCTTTGAGGGGTATATTCCTCTTCATCCACACTCAAAAACTTTTTCATCATGTCCCAAAATTTCATTCTATCCTCCGTAATATGTCCGAATTTGCAAGTATCTCAAATTCCGCTCTGGTTGCTTTACTTCCACAATTGGTTCTTTGACCTCAATTTCTATCTCGACAGGCTTACGGATCAGCCAGATTAAGATTGGGGTCAAAATAGCAATAAATGCTAAACCTTGCTCAGTTGTCAACATCAATTCTTCTGTCATATCGCTGTCCTCTGCCAATTATTGTGATACCATTCAATCACTGCATCACGAGGGTACTTCTCGCGAGCATTCGGAATACGTGGAAAATCTTTGTGACAATTAAATCGTGCATCAAAACTCCCTGTATCCTTTGTTCCAAGCAACATTTCAGCACATTGCGATTTATTGAGTTCCATTGGATATCGTCGTTTTTCGTCCATGACAACGTGCATGACCTTTAACGCTCTATCCATTAAGGCAGATTCGAATTCATCAACCATTTGTAATAATCTACTGTCCATGGTATAATCCTCTTGTATGTTTATATTTGAGCCTGATTGCCGTCAGGCTTTTTGTGTTGTATTCCAGTAGGTTTCCAAGTTAACCGACAAGATTGCTGCTAGGTTTTTCTTCTCTGTTTCAATCTGTCGCCTATACGGAGCCAATCCGTCTAATCTTTCCTGTTCTGACTTCGGCAGGTAATATCCATTTGGCTTAGTCTTCTTTGCTACAATCGGGTGATTAAAATTAACCCGCAAGCTTTCAACCACTTCTTCCAAGCTACGCTTTGAAATGCTGAATATTAGCCGTAGTTCACTTGCTTGGATTGGCAAGTCGTAACTAGCACTATTCTTGATAGCATTGAGAACTTTGATTTCCAAGTCATTCATTTCCCTAGATACTGTCATGCCGCTTCCTTTCTGATTTTTCCTAATGCCAACACAGTCTCCCACACATCTAGCCCCTCAAGGCTATCAATGATCAGTTGACTGAGCTGGTAGTTTTTCTTTTGCCAGTTGGCAATTAGTTTGCTAGTCATCATCTTCCACCACATTTTGCACTTCCACCACCTCAATATGAGCTTGCTTGACTTTCAAGTCTTTAGAAGCACAGTAGCGAATCAGGATGCTCACCGCCTCACCGATTTTCAAATCATGCTCATTAGCAAAATCTACAACATACTCATACGCGTCCGATTCGATGCGGACTACTTTTTCAGCTATTTTCATATCTGCGTTCCTCTATTTTTTGTTCATAAGCTCTCAACTTAATCTCATGTTCTACTTGTTGACAAATTTTTATAGCTTCGCCGTAAGTTGTAGATTTCTCTAATAACCTATCGGCAATGTCGACTACAAAACCTTCGTTCATAAAATACTCCTTTAGACCGATTATATATATTAAATTCTCCTGCATAATGAAAAATAAAAAGGAGAATTTTATGCACCTTAACCTTAACCAAATTCGCATCGTTGAAGCTTGCCATAAATTTTTGATTGGCATCACTTCCTTCGAAGAAGAGCTTCAAGATGACACTCTTGTCTATCAATATCAAGGTGAGCGTGTTACCTTTGATACATATCAAGAATTTGACCATCGCTCGTTCGTTGATTACAAACTAAAATTTGGCTACCTTGACGATGTTAGGACTTACCTTGATGACAGACAAGAATTAGTAAATGCATTCCCAACTGAAGAACATCTGAGAGCCTTACAGAGAGTATCCAATCCCGAACAAGCTCGGATTCAAATTTTTAAACTTTTGACAGAAGTCAACCTTGAAACTCTTACCAATAAAAATCCAGAGATTAAACGAGATAATTTCGGTTATAGTTTCTTCAATTTTGCAACAAAAGAAGAATATCCTATTTATCTATTCTCTAACGATGCTACTTTTGAACTAGTTGCTATCAGTTGATACAACTTCGCCTTCAAAATCGAACGTTTTTAGCTCGTGAGCTAGTTCTTCAAGCTCGCGGGCTTTTTTACTGAATTTACTGCTTAACTCAATAAATTTATCGATGTTTGTAACTTTGACAGTTACAGTCATTGACTTAATTCCCATGCTCCCCTCCTCCTTTCTAGTTCGGTTCGTTTCTCCCTTCCCGTGATATAATCAACATATCAATAAGGAAAGGAGGTCAAGTCATGAAACAATTTATTATCGATTCACTAAAAGATGAAGTAGATACTATTACCATTTCTTTCACAAATGGCGATAAAATAACATTCTTCCAAATCTATGAAACCTACTCCGACCAAGAGAACATTATTGATTTGGTAGAGTTAAAAACAGACTACAGACACTTAGTGAACATCGAACAAATTGCACACATTCGATTGAATGTGTAATGCTACCACACCTAATCCTTGTGATTAGGTGTTTTTTGCAAACAAGCCCTACGCTTGATTGCGATTTCTAAACTTTTGATAAGACCGCCTGGCTGATGAATGCCTAGGACCGAAATCTTTTTCAAGCTTGAAATAGCTTCTTCATAGGTTTCTGACGAAAGCAAAATCTCATCAACCATATTTTCAAAATGTTTTTCAATGATTTCTTTCATGTCCTTCTCCTTTCTAGTTTGGTTGCTCCTCCCTGTGATATAATTGACATATCAACAAGGAAAGGAGATAACAATATGAATGAATTTGACAGTCTAAAGCAGGCCAGTTATACACTAATTGCCGAACTAATCGAGAAAAATTCGGCTGATATAGCAACTGCCGCAGTCATTGAGGTCATTGAAAAGTTGCTAACTGCCAAAGATATTCAAGTAGATGAACTTGCAACTGAAAAAGCAGCAAAGACACTCAATGATATAGCAGATAAAGCCTCTGAGTAGCTTTATCTAATTCTTGTTCAGCCTTTTCTTGCCTTTTTTTGACCTTTGACACGATATGCTGAATAAGCTTTTTCCCAAGCTTTGACTATTTCTGTGGTCGAAGCTTTTTTTCCTTGATACGGATACCGTTTTGGTCTCATCCCCTTCTCCTTTCTAGTTAGTTAGTAAATATGCTATAATTAAAGTAAAAACGATTGGAGAACTGTTATGAAAAAGTATTTTGTTCCTGCGACAAACTGGAAGATGTTTTATCAATCTGTCCGCCCACTGCCAGAGCCATTTAACTCTGCTATGTACTC